AAAATACGTGGAATAGTGGAGAAAGAAAATGATGCAATTATTGTCGCTTCTCTGGGGACTTTTAGCACTGGGATCAATATTAGGAATCTTCATAATATTGTGTTTGGGACTCCTTCAAAATCTCAAGTCAAAGTACTTCAGTCAATCGGACGAGGACTCAGACAATCAGACAACGGACAAGTAACAAAGTTATATGATATCGCAGATGATTTTCATACTAAAGGATACAAGAACTTTACTCTTAAACATAGTGCCGAAAGGATTAAGATATATACTAAGGAAGGGTTTAGATATAAGGTCTATCCTATAGATTTAAAAGGGACACAACTCCCCAAGGAAAATGATAATGACGTATGATGTTAAGAAAATTAAACAGTTAAAGTTGGTCTCTGGTGAAGAAATTATATGTGAAATCATCGAAGAAACAGATGATGATTTAATCGTTCGTGCACCTCTTGCAATTCAGTTTCAAACTAACGATGATTCGACACGCATGTGGACATTCCGTTTGTTCATGTGTTACCAAGACGATCCCGACAGATTTGTTTTAGTTAAAGTTGATAAGATCATGGGTATTGCAAATCCTATACATGAGTTGGTCAGACAATATCTAAGAGGTGTTGATGAGATGTATATGTTTGATGACGAAGAGGACTTGACACCCGATGGCAAAGAAGATCCATGGTCATCGTGGGAAGAAAAGGTGAGTCTTGATAGTGATGGAAAAAGCAATGTTTTGAAGTTTCCAACGATACATTAACTGTGTATTCACTGGGGGGACAACGTTAAGTTTATTATAGCACAGATTTTTTAATCTGTCAAGCGATATTTTAATTATTTTTATGAAGAAAGAAAATATGAAAGTAGGATTCACATGTTCGGCATTTGATCTGTTACACGCAGGTCATATATCAATGCTTAGAGAAGCAAAGGATCAGTGTGACTACCTTATATGTGGTCTACAGGTGGATCCAAGTATAGATCGTCCCACAAAGAACAAACCCATCCAAACAATCTTCGAACGATACTCTCAGTTGAATGCTGTGAAGTATGTTGATGAAATCATCCCGTATGTTACAGAACAAGATCTGGAAGACATCCTATCCGCACTACAACTTGATGTGCGTATCATAGGTGCCGAATATAAGTCGGGCACATTCACAGGACGTGCCATATGTGCCAGTCGAGGTATAGAGATATACTTTAATAAGAGGGATCATAGATTTTCTACGTCTGATTTGAGAGAAAGAGTCTGTAATCACTTGACAAGTGCAGACTGATTTGGTATAATATATGAAAAACAAGGAAACTAAAATGAAACCAAAAGATAAACCCCATTACGTAAACAACAAGGAGTTCTCACTTGCAGTAGTAGATTACTGCACTAAGGTCAAGGAATCTAAAGATAAGGGTGAGAAACATCCTATCGTGCCAGATTACATCGCAACATGTTTCCTTAAAATCTGTGAGGGACTCTCACACAAATCTAACTTTGTAAGATACACTTATAGAGAAGAGATGGTCATGGATGCTGTAGAGAATTGTCTGAAGGCAATTGAGAACTACAACATTGAGACTGCCACTCGATCTGGTAACCCAAATGCATTCGCATACTTTACTCAGATCTCATGGTACGCATTCCTGCGTAGGATCCAGAAGGAGAAGAAGCAACAGGATATCAAGATGAAGTTTATATCCGAAGCAGGTATTGAACACTTCATTGATAATACTATACCTAACTCTCCAGATCAAGGACAGGAAGTGAACCAACACTATGTCGAACTATTGCGTAGTCGTATTGATACCGTAAAAGAAGCAGACAAACAGTTTAAGGAATATGCACAAGAAGAGAAGAAGCAACGTAAGAGACGTGCAGTCAACGTTGACTCAGACCTTAGTGACCATATGGTATAACGCTTGACAAGGTGCATCTATTGTGTTACAATGGGTGTACTAATCAAAAAATAGGTAATTTATTATGAGTATGGATTATAACAATCCGCAACTGGATAAACCGTATATACAACTGATCTGTCATCCCTACGAACATGAAACATCCGTGAACACTCGCATCATGATTGATGTGATGCAGAAGGATTTATCACGTGATGAATTATGTGAAGTATTTGAAGGATTTATGAAAGCAATGGGGTATACTATTAGTGATAAAGAATCCCTTTGTATTGAGGCATCTCAATAATGAAAATCGCAATACTAAATGACACCCACTGTGGTGCTCGAAATTCATCTGACATCTTTATGGGGTACCAAGAACGTTTCTATTCAGAAGTGTTCTTTCCCTATTTGTTAGAGAATGATATCAAGCAGATCATCCATCTGGGTGACTACTATGATAACCGCAAGACTGTAAACTTCAAAGCACTATCACACAACCGTAAGATCTTCCTTGAGAAGTTACGTGAGTATGGTATTACTATGGATATCATTCTGGGTAACCATGACGTTTACTATAAGAACACCAACGAACTGAATGCTCTGAAAGAACTACAGGGTCACTATATGAACGAAGTGAATCTCATTATGGAACCCACTGACATGGACTATGATGGATTCAAGATGGCACTCGTGCCGTGGATCAATCCAGAGAACGAGAAGCAGACTCTTGACTTCCTTGAGAATACTTCCTCGCAATGGGTAGGTGCTCATTTAGAACTCGCAGGGTTTGAGATGGCACGTGGACAAATCTGTAAGGAGGGTATGGATGCCTCTGTGTTTAACAGGTTCGAGTCCGTATTGTCTGGGCACTTCCATGCCAAGTCATCACAAGGTAACATTCATTATCTGGGTGCTCAGTATGAGTTCTTCTGGAGTGATTGTGATGATCCTAAACACTTCCATGTACTTGATACCAAAACAAGAGAGTTAGAATCAATACACAATCCTATTACTATCTACGAGAAGATCTATTATGATTCACGTAGACCACCTAAGAAGTTTAAAGATCTGCGATACCTTGACGAGAAGTTTGTAAAGATCATTGTGGTAAACAAGGGTGACGTACTGGACTTCGAAAAGTTTGTAGGTCGTGTACAGGATCAGAAGATCCACGAACTAAAGATTGCCGAAGACTTCAAAGACTTCCTTGGTGAGAATGTGAGTGACAACCTACAGGTTGACGATACTGCCACACTTGTAAACGAATATGTTGACGCAGTAAGCACAGACCTCGATAAAGACCGAATCAAGTTAGAGATATCTACACTCATGACCGAAGCACAGAATATGGAAATTATGTAATGGACTTGACAAATACTAATTATTGTAGTATAATACACATATGATAAAATTTCAGAAACTTAGATACAAAAACTTTCTATCGTCTGGTAATGCATTTACCAACATAGATTTTGACGCATCTCCAACCACTCTGGTTGTAGGTCAAAACGGTGCAGGTAAGTCCACTATGTTGGACGCACTGTCGTTTGCTCTATTTGGCAAACCACACCGTAAGATCTCTAAACCACAGTTGGTCAATACAATCAATGCCAAAGGCACAGAAGTAGAAGTAGAGTTTGCTATTGGTAAGCAAGAGTATAAGATTGTACGTGGGATTAAACCTAACAAGTTTGAGATATGGGTTGGTGGCAACATGATGAACCAAGCATCCCATGCTAAAGAGTATCAGCAGATGCTTGAGAAGAACATACTCAAGTTGACTCACAAGTCGTTTCACCAGATTGTTGTTTTGGGATCAAGTTCATTCGTTCCTTTCATGCAGTTATCTGGGGGTGCAAGACGTGAGGTGATCGAGGATCTACTCGACATCAATATATTCTCTAAGATGAACGGCATTCTAAAGGAGAAGATGTCAATACTCAAGGGTGAGATGCAATCCAATACTCACCAGATAGAACTGGTCAAGACTAAGATTAACTCACAGAAGAAGTATCTCCGTGATTTGTCTGCCGTCAATGCAACATACCGTAAGGACAAAGAGACAGAGATAGAAGTACTACAGGCAGAGGTGGAGACTCTACAAGCACGTAATACAAAACTATCTGATGATATCACATCCAAAGAACCACCACTGACTAAACAGATTACAGATCTAACTAAGAAGTCAAAGGATCTAACTGAATACTTGTCTACCTTTAAAGCACAGGCAAAGGTTGTAGTTAAGGAGGCAAAGTTCTTCGAAGAGAATGAAACGTGTCCGTCATGTGACCAAGATATAGATGAGACTATCCGTAAGGATAAAGTGGCAAAAGCAAAAGCACGTGCCAAAGATCTTAACGATGCTATGTCCAAAGCAAAGGTCAAGAATGATGAGTATGAATCAATACAAGAATCTCTGACTGCAATGGCAGAAGCAATACGTAACTGGCAGAACGAGGTTAACAATAACAACAGCACTATCACTCGCACATACAAGCAGGTAGATAGAATACGTAAAGAGATTGATGGTCTATCAGATAACACTGGTGATCTCAAACAAGCAAATGATAGTCTTGAAACGTTGTCCAATGAACTACATACGACACAAGATGCCAAGTACAAACTTAACGAGCAGTACTCGTACAATCAAGTGGCAAGTGAGTTGCTACGTGATACTGGTATCAAGACCAAGATTATTAAGCAGTACATACCTGTCATCAATCAGTTGACTAACCAGTACCTACAGATATTAGATTTCTTCGTCCACTTTGATCTGGATGAGAGTTTCCAAGAGACCATACGTTCACGTTTCCGTGACAACTTCTCTTATGATTCTTTCTCTGAAGGTGAGAAGCAACGTATCGATTTGTCCCTACTATTTACGTGGAGACAGATTGCTAAGATGAAGAATAGTGTGGCAACCAACTTACTCATACTTGATGAAACTTTTGATTCATCTCTGGATGATGATGGGGTTGACAATCTAATGAAGATCCTGTATAGTTTGGGAGAAGAGACCAACGTGTTTGTTATCTCACACAAAGCAGAATTGGAAGACGCACAGTTCCAACGCAAGTTAGAATTTGTGAAGGAGAAAAACTTCTCCAAATTAAAAGTAGCATAGGGGTTGACATGTC